CGACGAACTGCGCGACGGCGCTGCTGTTGCTCTGGCTGTTCCGGCCTAAGTAAACAACTAGGGAGGACTCCTACGGGGGTCTTCCCTTTTTGTCATTGGAGAATTGAATGAAATTTATGTGCAAATATTCCGGTTCTGTTTACTCGTTTGAGATGGAACACGACATCAAGGCAATGCTGACGCACCCCGACTACATGAAGGTCGAAGAGGAAGAAGTCAAAGAAGAAGAGCCTGCAGTCAAGCGTGGTCGTCCTGCTAAGAAAGACGAAGAATGAGACAAGTATCCGTAGGTAACAACCTAACAGCCGCGACAAAGACTACTGTTTACACTGTTCCTACGGGTTATTATGCTCTGTGGAACCTCTGTTATGTGGTCAACCATACGGGCAACAACAAAACCATTGATGTGTTCTGGTATGATAAGAGCACCAATGTAGAGATTAAAGTATTAGATGGATATTTGTTAAGCCCTACAAATTTCTTGAAGTTTGATGGTGGCGCATACATCGTACTAGAAGAAGGCGATGAAATTAGAGTAGAGTCTGAATCAGCTTCTAGCATGAGCACGATCAACACTTTTGAAGTCATAAGGAAAGCATAATGGCTATCTATATTCCTCCTGAAATTGTAAATGCTACACCAGTAGAAAAGGCGGCATTGTACAATATTTTACTTTCACAGGGATATTCTGATGAAGAAATTCGTGTAGCTGCTGGTGCTCCTCGTGATGATAGCTGGGCTATGCTGCAACAGATTGCTGCACAACAAACAAACCCTGCTCAAAACTTCTCAGGTTTATTTGGTTCTAGTAATGTGCTTGAAGATCAGGCACAAAAGGTTTTAGCCGCAAGTGGCAAAGCAAATGATCCAAAATTCGCTGATGCAATTGTGGGTAGTTTTGTTCAAGACGGTGTTACTTACAATGTGCAAGGCGATGGATCAATCCAAGGCATCATTGAGACACCTACTGGTGCCTATTTAGCTGGTGGTTTCACCCCTACTGGACAACAAGCCACAGAAAAGTTAAGCACACGTTTTGAAGAAACCGACCTAGACCGTGCATTAGGTATTTTAGCCAATGCTGCTATTGCTGCTGGCACTGGTTTTGCACTTGGCCCTGCGGGTGTTGGTGCTTTAGGTGTTCCTGGCGCTGCCGCTACTGGTGCTGGTATTACAAACCTTGTTAACACAGCCGATCTTGAGTCTGCATTAAAAGCCGCTGCTTTAGGTGGTCTTACTGCTTATGGTGTGCAAAGTCTGTTTCCAGGAGCCGGGGCAACCACGCCTGTAGATGATTTCATTGCTGCCGATGTAGCTCAGTTAGCTGCTCAGGGTATTCCTGAAGAACAGATTGCACAGATTCTAACTCAAGAAGGCGTTGCTGCTAATGTTATCAACGCCGCACTAGATGCCCAGTTTGGAACTTCAGCACCTGGATCAGCAAAAGGTTTAGGAACTCCATCAATTCCTTCTGGAGCAGAACAAGTAGCTGTTACAGGACAAAATGTTAGTAATCTTGGTGCGCTGTCTTCTTTAGCGCCTGCTCTGGCATCTGTTGTTCCTGCTCAAACGCTTCCTAGTATTGAAGTAACAGGGCAAACAATTAAACCAGACTTGACTGTTCCAGAAACAGTCTCTGCTGCACTTCCCGCAGTGATGGGCGGCACCACTCAACAAGTTGGCGTTACTGGCCAAAATATTTCAAAAACAGAGCCTGTTGCTCCTGCGGCTGCAGCAGTTGGGTCAATTATTCCTGGCATTCAAGCTGCCGTTCCCTCAGCAGCAGATCAGGTGCAAGTAACTGGAAAAAAAGAAACCTCAACAACTATTGACGATAGTGGTCTTGCCGCCGCACTGTCTACGCTTCCGGCAAGCATTGCTGCTGCTTTACCTACTGTTTTAGGCGGGGATATTCAACAAGCAATTGTTGAAGGAACCCGATTAACTGACAAGCCTGCGGAAAGTATAGCAGCCGCTACTGGAGCAATCATTCCGTCTATTACTGCTGCCGTTCCTTCTGCAGCAGATAAAGTAGAAGTAACTGCAACAAAAGAAAAACCGACAACCATTGATGCCAGTGGTCTGGGGGCCGCATTACCGGCCATTCCTGCGGCTGTTAGCGCAACATTACCGGAACCAACTAAGCCTCCGGTAAAGAAAGAAGATAGTTTATTTACACCTTCTGATATTCTTAAGTTGCTAACCATACTTGGTGGAACTGCCGCTGTTGGCGGAGCGGGGACAGGAACATCCTCGGTTGGAAGTATTCCTTCTTCAGACAGCATGCTTGGTTCTACAACACCTCAGTTTGGCCCCGACTATTATGCTGCGGTGCAGAGATACTACAATGCCTATATGCCTGAAACGCCTCGTAACGTAGCAGGCCCGTTACAACAATGGTACGAAAACAAATACGGAGCTTAAATGGCAACGATCATCACAAAGAATAGTAGCACAGCATCTGCTGTACCGGCTGCAGGTTCATTGCAGCAGGGTGAGTTAGCTGTTAACGTAACTGATAAAAAGTTATTCACTAAAGATAGTTCTGGTACTGTTGTTGGTGTTGGTCAAGAACCTTTGATTAGCGGAACCAATATCAAGACTTTGAATGGTCAGTCTTTACTTGGTAGCGGTAATCTTACTACTACCAACGGTGATGTTACTCTTACTGGTACTCAGACGCTTACCAATAAGACGATCAGCGGCTCTAACAATACGCTTACCAACATCAGTCTAACAACCGGTGTTACCGGAACTCTTCCTGTCGCTAACGGCGGTACTGGAGCAACGGATGCGGCGACTGCACGCACCAACCTTGGAGCGGGGACTGTTAATTCAGTGGGCGGTACCGGAACGGTTAACGGTATCAGCCTCTCCGGAACGGTCACCTCGTCTGGTTCACTAACCCTTGGAGGCACGCTTTCCGGCGTAAGTTTAACGACCCAAGTTTCTGGTACTCTTCCTGTTGCCAACGGTGGGACAGGCGCTACAACGCTGACTGCTAATAATGTTTTGCTTGGCAATGGAACTTCGGCACTGCAGGCGGTAGCTCCCGGAAGTAGTGGAAACGTCCTGACATCAAACGGCACTACTTGGACAAGTGCAGCCCCGACGGGCGGTGCCAAAGCAGCCAACGTACAAACCTTCAACAGTAGCGGCACTTGGACGAAACCTTCTGGTTTTAGTTCTGCCGCACGTGTACTGATTCAGTGCTGGGGAGGCGGTGGTTCTGGCGGGGCTTATGCCTACGGCGGGGGCAGTGTTGGTGCTGCTGGCGGTGGCGGCGGTGGCGGATACAATTATACATGGATTGCTCTTTCTTCGCTCAGTTCTACGGAAACTATCACGATTGGAAGCGGCGGCGCTGCTGTAGACCCAACAACCAATAGTGCTGGCAATCCTGGCGGAACAACGTCTTTCGGAACACGGGTATATGCCTATGGAGGCGGTGCCGGTGGTATGAGCACGACAAGTACTTCCGCATCAGGCGGAGGCGGTGGTGGACAGCTTACTGCTGGTGGCGCTGGAAGTGCTTCTGGAACCTCTGGAGGTTTGCCCGGACAACCGAGAGCGGGTAGCGAAGGTGAAGGCGGGGCCAATAACACAGGCAACGCAGGTTATTACAAAGGTGGCGGAGGAGGCGCTGCGTACTCTACCAATACCGATGTTGCCTACTCAGGTGGGGCTTCAGTATGGGGCGGAGGAGGCGGCGGCGGTGCAAATGCAGGTCTTGGAGGTGACGGAAAGAGCGGCGGCGCAAGTTCCAATGGTGGCGCAGGCGGCGCAGGAGGATATCTTTCTACTCCGGCTGCAGGAACGGCCCCAGGCGGAGGCGGAGGCGGTAGCGTTTCTTCTTACCTGTTCAGCGGCGCTGGCGCAGCAGGCCGTGTTGTCATTACCGTATTTGATGGAGCATAAAAATGGATTATGCTATCGTTAATCAGAACAAAGAAGTTGAAAATGTGGTTGTCTTAGAAGAAGGTTCTAACTGGACTCCTCCTGTTGGATTCCTTCTTGTTCCGTTGTCAGGTTCTGCCGGTATCGGATGGACTTGGGACGGTACTAAGTTTATCGCTCCTCCCAAAGAAGAAGAGAATTCTTAATAATATTTAGGGAGGTGCTGTGATTGATCCAGTAACAGCCTTCGGAGTAGCTGTAACGGCATTCAATACCGTACAGAAGCTGGTGAAGGCTGGTAAAGAAATAGAAAGTGTAGCAGGACAGCTAGGTAAATGGTACTCGGCTGTCCAATCCTTCAACGAAAGTGCTGCCAAAAAAGAACAAGACCTCAAGAAAGGCAAGTTTCTTGGTAAAGGATCAATTGAGCAGGAAGCATTAGACATCGTAATGCACCGTGAGCGATTGAAGAAGATGGAGTATGAACTTTACATTCTTATCGCTGGTGTGTATGGACAGGACGCTTACAAATCCATGATGTCTGAGCGAATTAAGATTAAAAGACAACGGGAGCAAGCAGCCAAGATTGCAAAACGTCGGAAACAAGAGATGATTACCAATGGTTTGTATCTGACTGGTATTGCTTTCCTTCTTGTGCTCTGTTACCACATGTACGAATACTTAGCGAGGAACATATGATGAAGAAGCCTAACAAAGTTGAGAAAGTTATGCGAGAGTACAAGGAAGGTACTCTTCACAGCGGCAAGAAAGGCCCAGTTGTCAAGAGCCGTAAGCAGGCTGTAGCGATTGCCTTGTCAGAGGCGGGAATGTCCAAGAAGAAGGCAAAGAAGTAAAATGGATGCTGGCTTCAATGAGGATTTGAAACGTATCGAAGGCAAAGTAGACAAATTAACCGATGCTGTGACTCGTCTGATCCTCGTTGAAGAGCGTCAGACTGCTCAAGGTGTTCGTATTGATGACCTTGAAGACAAGACAGAAGAACTTGATAAGAGCATTACTAGAGTAGACCGTAAGGTTGAACGGTGGGTGAACATGGGCATGGGTGCTTGGGCTGTTGTAGCTACATTATTTATGATCTTCCAATTTGTCGTAAAAGCACAACACTAGTGAAGACACCTATTGACAGGTCTAAGGCAATCGTCTATAATGATTACTTATAAAGACACCAAGGAAAACTAATGGCAACAACTTATTTACAACTTGTTAACAATGTTCTTATAAGACTTAGGGAATCAGAAGTTTCATCTGTTGGTGATACTCCTTACAGTTCTTTGATTGGTGTCTTAGTCAATGACGCAAAGCGTGAAATTGAAGATGCCTACTCATGGAATGCTTTAAGTCAAACCATTGTCGTACCTACCGTATCCGGACAACAGTCTTACACTTTGACTGGTTCTGGTCAACGGTTCAAGGTTGACATGGTGATGAACGAAACTGAAGATGTCCCAATGTATCAGGTGTCCCCTGATTGGTTGGACACTCAGTATTATCTGGCAGATGTTCAGAATGCTGCTCCGATCTACTATTGCTTTGACGGTGTAAGCAACGATGACAATGTTGTCCGTGTCTGGCCTCAGCCTGATGCGGTCTACTCATTACGCTTCAATCTGAACATTCCACAACAAGACCTGTCTACTAACAGTGACTTGGTTAAAGTTCCTCCTCACTTAGTTCAGATGTTAGCATACGCTAACGCTGTGGCTGAGCGAGGAGAAGACGGTGGTCAGTCTTTCAGTGAATTGTATCAGAAATATCGTCTTGCCTTAGCAGACGCTATTGCTCTTGAGGCTAACCGCTACGATGAGCAAGTAACCTGGACGAGTGTATAATGGTCGCAAAGCTGTTAACCACTTCTATCGCTGCTCCGGGTTTCTACGGGCTTAACACGCAGGACTCGGTGGTTTCACTTGAATCTGGCTTTGCTACTGTCGCTACAAACTGTGTGATTGACAAGTTTGGTCGTATTGGTGCTCGTAAGGGTTGGACTGCTACGCATACGACTAACGCTGATCTTGGATCGAACCCTGTCAAGGCTCTCGGTGAACTGATTGCCTCTAATGGAACTTCCTACACGATTGCTGCCGGTAACAACAAGCTGTTCAGGCTTAACGGCGGAACGCTGACGACATTGACCTACGGTGGTGGCGGTACTGCTCCTACGATCACGGGCGATGACTGGCAGATGGCGGCTCTGAACGGCATTCTGTATCTTTATCAGTCTGGACACGATCCTCTGATCTTTGATCCTGCTGTGTCTACCACGACATACCGCAGGGTGTCTGAGAAGACTGGATATGTCGGTACCGTCACTCAAAACAACTGCGTAATCAGTGCATATGGTCGTACATGGTCTGCCAACAGTACAGCGAATAAAACAACGGTTCAGTTCTCTGATCTGCTTAGTGGGTTTGTACTATCAACAGGCACTGCTGGAACGCTGGATATTTCAGAAATATGGCCTGCTGGTGCAGATGAGATTATAGGTCTTGCTTCTCACAACGGATTCCTCATCATCTTCGGCAGGCGTCAGATTCTTATCTATGCCAACGCACAAGACCCTGCTGGCTTAACGTTACAAGATACTATCACAGGTGTTGGCTGTGTGGCCAGGGACAGCATCGTTGCCACCGGCACTGATGTGGTATTCCTGTCCGACAGCGGTGTTAAGTCACTGCAGCGAGTGATCCAAGAGAAATCTTCTCCGATCCGTGACCTGAGTGCAAATGTCCGAGATGATCTGCTGCTGGCTATTTCACAAGAGACTGTCTCTAACATCAAGGCAACATACTCCGACAAAGAAGGTTTCTATCTGCTGGTTTTTCCCACTTATGGTTTCCTATACTGCTTTGACCTTCGGATAATGCTGCCTAACGGAGCAGCAAGAGCAACTACTTGGGATAGGTTGCTTCCTTCATGTTTCCTGTACAAACAGAATAAAGACTTGTTGTTTGGGCTTACAAGCTACGTCGGTAAATACGACGGGTTCTTAGATAACGGACAAACATATGCACTACGATACTATACCAATTATTTTGACTTTGGATCGCCTACGGCAACAAAGATTATCAAAAAAATCGGTGTAACTACTGTAGGCGGCTCTGGCTACACGGTTTCACTAAAGTTTGGATTTGATTATTCAAGCATCTATAACAGCCGACAGTTTACAATACCTACTGTAGATGTTGCTGAATACAATATCGATGAATACAATATTGCTGAGTATGGTGGAGTAAGTTCGCAATTCTCCAGTGAAACTGTACAGATCGGTGGGACTGGTCGAGTAATCCAACTTGGATTTGAAGTTAATGTCAATGCAAATTCTATATCAATTCAGAAAATTGATGTGTTCACTAAGGTTGGTAAAACGAGGTAACAATGGCTAATTATACTAAAACGACTAATTTTGCTGTTAAGGATGGCCTCGTTTCAGGCAATCCTTCAAAGATCATCAAGGGCACGGAGATTGATACAGAGTATAACAACATTGCTTCTGCCATCTCATCGAAGCCTGATGCTAACAACGGAGCACACACAGGAACTACAACGATGGCTAATCTAACATTGTCTGGTACGTTCTCTGGTACCATTGATGGAGGTACCTACTAATGGCTACTAGTTTCTCTTTACTGGGCGACAATCAGTTAGGTACGATCCCTACTGCAATGCAGACTGGCTTTACTGCTGCTGGTGGCGGTACGCCTGCTTCTGGCATTGATTATAGTGGGTTGTTAAGCGGCATAATTGGAACTGCCGGTAATATCTATGCGTCTAACCGAGCAGCCGACACCGCACAGCAGATTGCTGCGCAGCAGGCGCAGGCTTCACAGTTTCGCCCCGTAGGTGTTACCACCCGCTTTGGTCGATCCGGCTTTCAGTATGGCCCCGATGGGCGGCTGACCGGAGCTGGCTACCAAGTGGCTCCTGATGTGGCTGCTATGCGTGAGGCGCTGCTAGGTATCTCCGGCGGAGCACTGCAACAGGCACAACAGCAGCAAGCTATGCAACAGCAGGTCAACCAAGCTGCTAAAGGCTTGTTTAACCTAGGACAACAGTATGTTACTGAAACGCCACAAGCTGCTGCACAGCGGTTCATGGCTCAACAGCAAGAACTGCTGGCTCCACAGGATGAGCGTGCTCTGGCACAGTTGCAGACGCAACAGTTCCGTCGTGGCACTGGTGGTTTATCAATGGGTGCTACTGGAGCTACTCCTAGCGGCGCTGCTGGCCTGCGTGCTGCTAACCCGGCTATGGAAGCCTTCTACAACGCACAGCAACAGCGTAACGCTCAGTTGGCTGCTCAGGCTACTCAAGCCGGTCAGCAACAGGTTCAGTTTGGTCAGGGCTTACTTGGTGGTGCTCTGAATCTCCAGCAGGGTGGCTACGGTGCTCAGCAAGCTGCTCTGGCCCCGTTCAGCACTGGCTTCCAGCAAGCTTCTAATGTTGAACAGACCGGACAGCAGCCTATTAACCTGGGCATTAGCTTAGGTTCTCCTGCGTCTGCCGCCGCAGCTACTGCCGCCGCTGCACAAGCACAAGGACAAGCTGCTGCGAATCAGATGAATCTGAATCGTAACACGGCTATTGTTAGTGCTTTGTCCGATCCGGTGTCTAAGTTAATTGGTAAACTGTTCGGAGGTTAATAATGGCTGACGGAATGATGAGTAATCCTTTTCTTGGTTTATTGAACCAAGGGATGAGTCCTGAACAGGCCCAAGCTGAAGTTGATCGTCAGCGTGCCTTACAGTTTGCTAACCTCAACCCGCAACAGCGGCTTGCTTCGGGTATTTACGGTGGTATAACTCAAGTTGCACGTGCATTAGGTGCTCGTGATCCAATGCTTGAGCAGGCTTCGCAGTTGCGTCAGTTGGCACAGCAGTTTGATACCACAACTGCTAGTGGTATGCTACAGTATGCCAATGCCCTGAAGCAAGTTAATCCTCAGATGGCACAGCAAGCTGCTCTGCAAGCTCAGCAAATGGCCCAGATGGAAGCAAAAACTTCTCTTGTTCGTCAGCAAGCTGTTCGTGAAGAAGCGAAGAATCTTAAAGAAGTTCGATTACAAGAAGCACTTGCTGGGCTTCCTGCTAATGCTTCAGACGAGGATGTGCTGGGTGTTCTTCGTCAGTTTGGTGATCCTGACAAGATCGTGGCTTCCATTGAAAAGCGAAACGCAGCCAAGATTGCAGCCGACGCTAAAGCACAATTAGAAAAAGATAAGATTGAAGCTGCTCGTGAGCGTGAACGTGAGCGAATCGAAGCTCGAAAAGAATTAGCTACTCTTGTCGGCTCTCAGCGTAACGCTGTAACCGATCTTCAGCGACAGTTACTACAAGATAAGATTGATACGCAGCGTCAGAAGGTTACTGATTTAGAAGACAAGAAGAAAACTGCTCAAGCCAACGAAGAAGCCAAGGCTCAGAATGTTATCGGAATCATCGACAATGTTCTTCCTAAAGTTAGTGGTTTAAATACTGCCGGTGTTGCAGGAAAAGCACTCTCCTTTGTCCCTGGCTCTGATGCCTATGACGTTGCTCGAAACATTGAGACAATCAAGGCCAACATCGGTTTCAAGGAATTGTCTGACATGCGACAGGCTTCTCCTACGGGTGGTGCCTTGGGTCAGGTTGCTGTTCAGGAATTGAACTTCTTGCAGGCTGCTGTGTCAAACCTTGATGTAGGTCAATCTCCTCAGCAGTTGCGGGATAACTTAGCCAAGGTTCGTAAACACTACACCCGCTGGCTTGCCACTACTCGTGGTGAGATTCCTCCGGAAGACAAGGAAGCCGCTCCTTCAGCCGCAGGCAAGACTGTTAAACGAACTGGTGTTGTTCAGTCTGGCCCTAACGCCGGTAAGCGAGTGATTGAATACACGGACGGTACTCGGGAGTTTCAATAATGGCTGACGAAATCAAGTGGGATGATGAAATCTCTTGGGAAGCCCCGAAGCAGCGCACAGCAGGTGAAAGCCTTGCTCGTGGTGCCGGTCTAGCTACCCGTGCCGGTATCGGTGCCGTTACTGCTATTCCTGGAATGCTTGCAGACGCTCCTGTGGCAGTAGGAAATATCGTTAGTTCATTGTTTGGTGGAAGGACAATGCAGTTGCCTTCCCAAGCACTGCAACAGACGATGACTGCTGCCGGTCTTCCGGTGCCTGAAACCACCGCTGAGAAGGCTCTTTCTGCCGGTGTTGAGGCCGCTGGAGGCGCTGGGCTGACTGCTCAGTTAGCCAAAAGCGTACAGGCGCTGAAGCCTTTGTCTCAGGGCGTTCCTCAGCAGGTTGCTGGAGCAGGCACTGCTGGCGTTGCAGCCACCCCGGTTGCTGAGGTTGTCACTGAGAAGACTGAAAGCCCTCTTGCCGGTCTTGTGGCTTCTTTGGTTGTTGGTGGAGCTGCCGGTACTGCTGGTGCTCGTGCTGCTGCCGGACGACAGCCACAACTGCCAACCCTGGACGACATCAAGGCCCGTGCTCAAACCCAATACAAGACCATGAGCGATCAGGGCATAAATCTTAAGCCTAAGAGTGTTCTTGACTTTGTGGACAGTACTGAGACTGAGTTAGCTAAGTTAAACCTGAATCCTAAACTAGACACCCACAAGCCGGTGGCGACTGTCCTGGAAGACTGGAAACAAATGGTTGGTTCTCAGCGAGTGTCTTTTGACAAGCTGGAACAGATGCGGTCTAAGATGAACGAACTGCGGTCTTCTAAGGAGCCTGCTACTCGTCGTCTGGCCGGTGCCGCTATCGCTGAGATGGATCAGTTTATTGCCAACATCAAGCCTAACGACATCTTGGCTCAGAAAGGTCAGCTAGACACTGCTGTAACCGCTGTGCAAGCTGCGCGTAAGGATTGGCGTAACCTGTCCCGTGCCAGTGTACTGGAAGATGCTCTAGACATCGCTGAAGCAAAGGCTCTTGATCCGAAGGCTTCTGAAGGTGAGTTGATTCGTCGTCAGTTGATTAACTTGGCTGCAAACAAGGAAAAGATGCGTCTGTTCACCGAGAAGGAGCAGAACGCTATCAAGTCAGTTGCCAAGGGACGCACAGGCGATCCCCTGATGTCTCTGGCTGCTAGGTTTAACCCTGAGCGCAGTCAGTTGGTTGCTGCTGGTAGTCTTGCTGGCGCTGCTGCAAACCCTGCGGCTGCTGCCATGATCTCTGGCGGTGGCTTCCTTGCTGACCGTGCCCTGTCTGCACAACGGCGTGCTGATGTTGAACGACTGATGAAGCAGGTCGGCTCTGGTCAACTTCCGGCTGAAGATGTCAATACCTTGTTTGCTAGGATGTTTGGAGCATCTCAAGGAGGTAACCAGTAATGTTTGAAATGCTAGGAGGCGGTCTTCTAGGTAGTATCTTCGGTGGCCTGTTCCGGCTGGCCCCGGAGGTACTAAAGTGGCTTGACCGCAAAGATGAACGAAGCCATGAACTGAAGATGTTTTCTCTTCAGACTGACCTAGAGAAGATGCGGGGTGAGTACCGCATGGAAGAAAGGTACATCGACTACGGCATCCATCAAGTAAACGCGATCGGAGAAGCATTCAAGCAACAAGCCGAAGCCGACAAGAAGGCTTACAAGTGGGTTGCTTCTATCTCTGCTCTGGTTCGTCCCGG